GGGTCATCATACCCTGTAAGATATCCTGCTTGTGCTTTTATAGGGACTAATGCAATACGCTCATCTCCCAATTCATCATCGCTTACAACAACAACTTGTGGCACATTGTTTTTAAGGAGCATTTCATACTGCTCGCTTGAAGGCTCTGTGCTATCTTTTTTAAGCATTTCACCCTCACCTGTCAATAACCAATGAGGATTTAATTCTAAACAATTTGTGTATATTTTTTCAAGATTAAAGGTATTCCGTGCACGCCAATTAGTAACGGTTTGAGAGGAAACACCTATCCTTTCGGCAAATTTAGTGTCAGAACCATTAAAAAGTCTATTTATTAAATCGTTGAGCATCAAAGACTTATTCATAATAATAAAAATTTTTACACAAAAAGTTTAAAAAATATTTTGTAGTTAAACATATTGTTTATACCTTTGCACCGTCAATTTAAAATAACAAATGTAAAGCGCAAAGGTATGAATAAAATTCGAATACACCCAGAAATGAGGCATCAAATTGCAAAAGAATTAAATGTAAGCCTCCAAACAGTTGATTTAGGATTGAAGTATGTATACAAATCAACGATACAAAAATCCATTCGTCGACGTGCTAAAGAGTTACTGCACGAAGAAGCAGAGCGCATACCGTTTGAACCCATAGAGAAAGGAAATACTAACGATTTAAACAAATAAAGACAATGAAAAAAGAAGAATTAAAACAGATACAACACGCATTAGATAATTATATAGAAGCAGAGAGCAAACTAATGCTTATCCTATACCTTAACGAAACCATTGTGGGCAGATTAGTACACGCAGATGGAAGTGAACGCTCAATCAAAGCTATGTTAGTTAGTGCTTTTCAAGCAGACCCTGAGTTTGCAGCTCTTACAAGGTCAGCGTTAAACAAATACGATTACTTTGAAAAGCATAGCAAGAAGAACACTGCAAAGACTACATTTAAAGACCTTTTAAAACAGATTTAAAATGACACGAAAAGACACATATCCCACAAAAGAAAAAGTATTAACTACTTATGAAAGAAAGATTAAGATTGAAAACTTCTTTACTCAGATGCTTCGGAGCCATTTTCAAGCTCTTTCAATCTCATATTTATCCAATAATTGAGTTCAACTAAATGTTTAATAAATTGGGTACAGGCTAACCCTTAATGACTAACCACTAATAAAATGAAAGGTTACATCTATTACGAACATACCCTTAGCATTCCAGCAAGCCTCCTTTACGAGGATTGGGAACTAATGACATACCGTGCTTATCTACATAAGTGTGACCGAAAGCAACTCATTCGCTCTCGTGAAGGCAAAGGCAAAGGCAATGAGGCACTGCTTTCCTACCACGACCTTCCCCAATGGATAAAGAACGTTTGTATAGAGCGCTTGGGCAGCCCTGATGCAGCGGAGTACCCCAATGAGTTAGAGCCTTACATACAGCCCAACGCAGCCATAGCCGAGTTCTTTTCCAAGCATCGCAAGCCCGATGGCACAGGCTTAAAGATGGCAGAGCAGCGCGAAAAAGCCACTTCCTGCTTTATCCTCGAAGCCATCACCACCCTGCTCGATGAGCGTAAGGTTGCCAAAGGGCGCGGCAAGAATATGACCCAAATATGGCAAAATATAAGCGATGCCGTAAACGCCCTCAACCGTGAACGTTGGCAGTTCAAGCTACCGAAGAACCCCCGCGCTTTGCAGCGTCGTTACAATGAGTACCTCAGTGAGGGTTATATTACCTTTATTCACAAAGGTGAGGGCAATGTCAATATGGCAAAGGTAAAAGACGAAAAACAGCGTGCCTTCATTGAGGAGATGCTCTTCCAAAGTAACAACCTCAACAACGAACAAGTAGCCTTTTGGTACAACGCTGTTGCCCAAGAGAAAGGCTGGGCAGCCATCAGTGCCTCAACGGTGCGTGTATGGCGTGAAAAAAGCGACTTCTACACCCTCTCAGGGCGTAAAGGTAGCAAAGAGTTTGCCAATACCCGCAAAATGCTCGTAAAGCGTACCGCCCCAAGCCGTGCAATGCTCTATTGGACAATGGATGGCTGGGTTGCCGAACTCCTCTACCGCAAAGCAGAAGTGGACAAGCGTGGCTACAAAAACACCACCTACCACCACCGCCCTGTTGTAGTGATGGTTATCGATCCCTCCACTAAGTACATCATCGGCTACGCCATCGGCACCGCTGAAAACCCACCCCTGATTAAGGAAGCCCTACGCAACGCCTTCAACCACACCCGCGAGCTCTTCGGTGAGCGTTACAAACCCCACCAGCTGCAAACCGATAACTACGGCAAAGGCTGCCTGCTCGATATTTATCAGGCGTCCACAGCCACCTACACCCCCGCCGAAGTAGGTAACGCCAAAGCAAAAGTGATAGAACCTTTCTTTGGACAGTTCAACAAAAACAACTTCCAACGCGGGCTTGCCCCTAACTGGTCAGGCTTTGGCATCAAAAGTAGTGGACAGCCCAATATGGAGTGGATTAACAAAAACAAACACTGCATCCCCGACTTTGAAGGCGTATGTATGCAACTGATCCACGCCATTGAGCGCGAACGCCGTGAAAACCGAGAGGCTTACCTCAATAGCTGGGCAACCCTACCTGAAAGCGACCGCCTGCCCCTCTCCCTTACCGACTATCTCCAATACTTCGGGCAAGATACAGGCTACACCAACCGCTACTGCCCTATGGGTATCACCCCAACCATCGGAGGGCAACTAATGTACTTTGACAGCTTCGACACTGAGTTCAGGAAGCACATCCACGAGAATTGGCTGGTAAAATACGACCCCGACGACCTCAGCCGTGTACTGGTACTCAACGCTAAAAGTACCAACGGTAAGCTCAAAGAAATTATTGGCACCAAAGCCTTCATCTTAGAAGCTAAGTATGAGCAACCGATGGCACTCTATGACCGCCGTGAAGGCGATGGCGAGCAGCTCGAGCGTATACGACAGTACAACAAGCAGCTCACCGAGCAGGTCATCACCCGAGCTACCGACCGCCGCAATATCCTTCAAAACACCCTTGCCCTTACAGCAGGCAACCCCGAGCTCGAAATGCTCTCCAAAGCACTCCTTACCGACCGCCGTGGGCAACATAAAAACCAACTCGCAGCACAAAGAGAATACGCCGAGTTTGAAGAAGTGGAAATACACCAACCAAAACAGCAACCCCTCAAAGCCATTAGCTTTGATGAAGCCGTGATAGAATACGATATACAAAGTCAATACTAATAACAAAGAAAATGAACACAAAAGCCATCTTAAACCACATCGAACTGTGGGTACAAAAATTAGGATCAGCCGCCGCCCTTGCAAAGCGACTGAATATCAGCGATGCCACCCTAAGCCAAATACGAAAAGGCAACTACGGTGCCGATACCGCTAAGATACTCGGAGAAATCGCCGCAAAGCTCGACTACCGCGCAGGCGATTGGCAAATGGTGCGCACCACACAAAACTACCGCGCCATCGAAACCGTAGTGTGCAACGCCAAAAGCGAAAGCCTATGGCTGGTGGTGAGCAACCCCGCAGGAAGTGGCAAAACTGCCGCCCTGCAAGACCTCTACAACGCCGACACCACAGGCAGCATCGTATTTATGCAGTGCGAAGAATGGAGCGCACGACAGTTCCTCATAGAACTCACCCGCCGCACCCTTGGAGAGGCAGCCCTTAAAGGCAAATACCAAACCATCTCAGAGCTCATACAGAAGATAGCCACCTACTTCAACGAGCGACAATTTACCGCCCCACTGCTCATCATTGACGAAGCCGATAAGCTCCGCCCCGCAGCCCTACGCACCCTTATCCCCCTCTATAACAAAACCGAAGACCGCCTTGGGCTGGTGATGAGCGGTACCGAAAACCTACAAAAAGAAATAGAACAAGGCGTACGCCTGCGCCGAAAAGGCTACGACGAGATAGAAAGCCGCCTCGGGCGCACCTACGTAAAGCTCCTCGGAGCCACCAAGCAGGACGTACAGGCTATATGCCAAGCCAACGGACTCACCTCTCCCGAGCGCATAGAGCAAATATGGGAGCACGAGCTCGAAAAAGTAGAAAAAATCGTTAAAGTAAAACAAGACGGCAACACCTACGAGCGCCCCACACTCTTTGCCGAAGACCTCCGACGCCTAAAACGCATCATCAAACGAGAAAAACTAATGCAACAATGACAAACGAAGAGCTACAAACCATCCGCACCCTGCCCGTTCCACCCGCCTACAGCGTGTCTGACATTGAAAAAATGCGCTTTAATACCCTACCATTTGAGGGTGATTGGCTCGCTACCATTGGCGAGCCCGAAGTCTCAGGCTCTTGGCTGGTATGGGGGCTATCAGGCAACGGAAAAACACGCTTTGCCCTATGCTTAGCCAAATACCTCGCCACCTTTCAGCGCGTCTACTACAACACCAAAGAAGAAGGCTTAAAAAAATCCTTCCACCTCGCCCTCGAAAGTGTCGGAATGAAAGCCGTAGGCGAACGCTTCTGCTTCCACTCCGAAAGCTATGAGCAGATGGTAGCCCGCCTACTGAAAAAGCGAAGCCCTAACATCATCATTATTGATAGCGTCCAGTTCCTCAGCATCACCAAAGAGCAATACGAAGACCTTTTAGCACTATTTCCTAAAAAGCTCTTCATATTCATCTCCCACGCCAAAGGACACGAACCCAAGGGCGAAGTCGCCGAAGCCATACGCTACAACTCCGACGTGAAAATCGAAGTCTTTAAGTTCCTCGCCACCCCACGCGAAAACACCCGCTTCGGGGGCTCCAAGCCCTTCGTAATATGGGAAGAAGGCTACCGACGCGCACGCCTCGAGCTGGTAAATAAAGGCGTCGAACTACCCCAGCAATGGAACCAAAGCGACCCCACATTAGAAAAACGCATCACCGACATACAAACCGAAGACACAGATTAACAAAAAACACCAAAGAAAATGCAACAAACACTTACAAACACCCAGTATCTATTAACCCGCCTCGGCGCCACCTACACCCAGTACGACAACCTGCGGCACGTCTGCTACCTCAACTGGTGCATCGCCCTTGCGCAGCGCAAAAACCTACCCCTGCGCCACCTCACCACACACCACACCCTCCTTGCCTACTACCACGACCTATGGGACGCCTGCGTACTCACACGCCTCTTTACCGAGCTACACGACCTCTTCGCCGAAATGACCGAAGACGACTTCGCCTATTACCTCACCTCATACGCCGATGAGCTCAAAGAAAAAGGCAACTACCCCGCCGTCCTCCTGCGCAAAATCGCCGAAGAATGTACCTGTTCAGAAATCAGAAGTCAGCACTCAGAAGTCAGTAGTCAGAAGCCAGCGCTGACTGATCTCTAACTACTGATCCCTAACTACAAACCTGTAAAATACTAAAATAATCATACAATGAAAACACCAAAGACAACCACCGTCACCAAGCAATGGCTCGAACGCCAAGTTGAGCGCCTCAACGCCCAAATCGCCGAGGCAGAGAACCCCTACAGCCTCTACGGAGCAAACACCCCCGTGCAGCTCCTACGACAAAAAGCCTGCTACTACATCCATCTCCTATGCCAGATGGATACACAGAATTTAGAAACCACAGAAATACAACATTATGAATGAAGAAAGCAAAATCCTCGCCTACATTGAGGCACTTACAGCCGACACCCTCCTACGCGTGCTCACCCCCTTTGAGCGCACCCTCACCTGTCAATACCGTGCAGGCATTGCCAGCGATGTGCCCGAGCGCGTTAAAAAGCTCCAAGCGTGGGTACGCTCCCAAGAGATACAACCACCCCAGTACCTCTACATCCAAGAAGACGAACCCACCCTCTACTGGATTGACCCCACCACCCGCGAGCACAAACCCCTCTCAGAGCACCCCTTGAGTGCCCAACGCTCGCACATCAAAGCAATTTTAAAACGTATTTAATAACCATTTAAAAGATAATTAAAATGACAAAAGAAGAACTAACCACAGAAATATCTAAAATATTGAATGAAATCAAGACAACCTTCACAGCCTATGCCAATGCACAAAATAAAGTCTTTAAAGTCTTTGAGGTAATAGATAGATTTAAATCTCTTGCTTATGAAACAAAAAAACTTTTCAGTGAAGAAGAATTTATTAAAATCTTCGTTGCTGATTTAGAAGAAATACAAAGAATCATAGAGATATGTGAAGAAAACCATATAAGACTTGAGGACATTTTTAATTCATAACTATTTAAACAATAAATAAAAATGACAAGTAACATCAATCTCACACAGCTCACCGCAGAACAGCGTGCAGAATTAGCACGTCAGGCACAAGAACTCAACAGAGAAGAGCGCAAGCGCCTCGCCGCCGACCGTAAAGCCTTCAAAGAATGCTCCGAAGAGTTCGTAACCCGCAACATCGACTTTTGGATCTCCCACCAGTCCGCAACCGAGGAAGCAATCAAGAAACTCTACCAAGACTTCGAGGCAATCAAAAACCTCAAAGCCTCTGCCTATGGCGAAAAGGTAAACGACTTCGACAGCCACACCTCAACCCTGCCCGACGGCTCAGCATCACTCACCATAGGCTACAACGTAACCATCTCCTTCGATGGCACCGAAAGCGCAGGCGTACAGAAGATAAAAAACTTCATCGCCTCCCTTGCCGACGACTCCGAGAAAGTGCAGAAGCTCACCAAGATGGTCAATACCTTCCTCCGCCCCAACGCCAAAACAGGAATGCTCAACCCCGCCAAAATCATTGAGCTCAACAAGCTGCGCGACGAGTTCGCCAGCGATGAGTTCGACGAAGGGCTCGATATTATTTTCGCCGCCCAACACCGCCGCCAAAACAGTATGTACGTCAGCGGATGGAAGTACATCACCCTCGACGGCTTCCCTAAAAAAGTAACCTTCCGATTTACCGTTTAACAATTATTAAATCAATAGACAAATGAAAAAATCAACAAACACAGGAGCCTTTGCACTATTGCTCCAATGGTACAAAAGCAAAATTGAAATCATTCAAACACTAAAAAGCCAAGAAGGAAGAATTGCAATGCAATCACCAACATCAGGAGAGGTTATTACCCTCACCGAAGAGCAATCCCAAGGCTTTAAAACTGCAATGGCAGTGGTTGAAGGGCTTCTAAGCAACTTTCCTATAAAGGAAAAATAAGAAAAGAAATAAACCATCTAATTCGCTTGCAGTCGTACTGCTCCCGTACAGGCAGGCATCAGGGTTCAAGCCCCTGAGCGGGACAAATAACAATTAAACAAGTAAAATATGTTTTTCATTACTAAAAAAGATAGTGAAACGGGTAAAAAGTTTCAGAAAATTTGTGAAAAAATAGATTTCTGCCATAAAGAAGCTAAAAAAATAGCTGAAAAATATGGATTTAAAGAATGGTATGAACACCCTGTATGTGCAAGTGGAGGAATATACAAAGCACATTTTGACAATCCAGATGAAGTGGATTTATCTATTTGGAGAAAAGACCCTAATAATCAAGGATATATTCCTCGTAAAAACACTAAAAAAGGAAAAAAATTGTATGATGAACTTCAAAATCTTCCTGTAGTAACATCAACAGAATTAAATTTGTGTATTGGATGGGAAAAAGGTATAGTTCACATAGGATTTAAAGAAGGTAAAGAATATTTTGGGTTTTCAACTAATAGTAAATATGAGATAATAATACCAAAAGATTGTCGTGAAATAACAGAAACTGAATATAACAATATCTAAACAAATGAAAGCAATCATATCTATTAGACCAAAGTACGCCGAGCAAATACTAAACGGCACAAAGCAATTTGAGTACCGAAAAACAAGCATCAAGTGTCCTGTAAGCAGCGTGCTCCTTTACGCCACCTATCCCATTCATAAAGTAATCGGCGAGTTTACTTTTAGCCATATTATCAGCACTACCCCCGAAGAGCTATGGCAGCAGACCCAACACGCCGCAGGTCTCACCAAAAGCGATTTCGACCACTATTTTAGTGGTAGGAAAGTAGCCCACGCCTTAGTGATTACCAGCGTTACGCGCTACTCTCAACCCCTCGACTTGGAAAAACACTATGGCATATACTACGCCCCTCAATCATTTATGTACTATCAAGAACCACAAGAAGATAATAACACTAAAACACCTAAACAAATGGAAAAAGAACAGGAAAACCAAGAGCAACAACCCGACCCAAACCTCGTTTATGCCATAGATTACGTCCTCCCCATAGTCTACCGCGCCTACCTCAAGAAACCTCTCACAAGAGAAGAACTCATTGATGAACTCAACGAAAATTATCTTTTCGACAACCCACTCATCGATACCGACAACGAACAGGAAGTAGACTCCTACAATGGAGAAGTAGAAATAGTATCATTCGTCGAAGGAGACCAATTAAGCCCTTATGATATTGAAATGGTCAATTATTTAAAAAAACACATAGAAAAATGAAAAACCAAGAAAACACCGTACGCCGCAACCAAACCGCCGATGAACTCACCCAGCTCTTTGCTGACCTTACCGCAGCAAAAATCAAGTTCAACCGCTACATTGCCCCCGATGAGCGCGCCCATCTCACCGAAGAAGAAAGCACTCAACTTGCTATGCAACTCATCAATATAAACTACATCAGAGGACAAATAGAAGAGCTTGTCCGTACCATAAAGCAGAATAACAACTAAAAACACCATAAGAAAATGATAACAACATCCCAACTCCGTACCTTGCAAGCCGAGCTACAAAAACGCTTCGGCACCGACCGAGAAGCCCGCCTCACCTTTCTCGGTGAGTTCTTCTCTCAGCCCATCAAGACCACCAAAGAACTCACTGCAGTACAAGCCTTCGTAGTGATCCGCTACCTCAAAGGCGACAAAGTACTCCCCAGCAGCTACTTCGCTGCCTTCGATAGCAAAAACATCAAGCACCGCACTATCCTCGCCCGCTGTATGGAGCTCGGCTGGCGCAACCCCGACAACCCTCAGTATGCCGACCTCTCCCGCCTTGGCTCCTTCCTCATCTCCCGACGCAGCCCTGTACGCAAGCGCCTCTTAGATATGAGCGACAAAGAACTCTCTAAAATCATCTATGCCTTAGAGCAAATCCTCAAAAAACAATACGCCAAATGATCCATACAGAAACTAATAATACGGTGTGCGCGTCGCCCTGTTCACCTTACACAGGGGCTCCAATGCGCTCCATCGACCCTTACCTGTTGCCCTATAAGCTCTCAGGTAGCTTCCTATACCTTGAGACCGACGACGGCAAATGGTATCAGGGCACCTTTCGAGGCTTAGACTTCAATGATGACAACCTTATCATCCTTGATGCCGATACTGGCGAGTTCCCCACTAATAACACCCTTATTGGTATATATATAGACACCATCACTCAGTGCTACGAAGAAACTTAAAACAGTAATGAAAATGGATAAGAAAATCAAACTAATACCCACCAACAGACTGGAACTCGCCTTTGAGAAGCCCAATAATCTACTGACTATCCAAGTAGAAGAAATCACTTTAAGAGGTTACCCTATAAGTATAGACGCAGATTATAAAACCTTTACCATTAGTGAGCCTTGCGATACTAATATCTATCTGCTTCCCATAGAGAATATAAAATATTGCTATCAAGAAATATAAACAATGAAACTCTTAATCAAAATCACCACAGCCGTTGGCATCAGCCCTACCCTCGAGGTTGATTACAAGCACGGACAACTTTCTAAAATCACCCTCAAAAAAGGGATACTACCCCCTGACTATTGGAAGGCTATCGGGCATATTCTACCACCCACAGAAAGCGATATAGAAGCCTTCAAACAACAATTTGTAGGCAAAGTAAGCTATCAGAAGTCAGAAGGTAGTAATCAGAAGTCAGATAGCCTTTACAAGCAATTCCTTGATGAATGGTTTGTCTTTTACCAGCGATTTGCAGGAATGCCTCCACGGTTCAACGTTGCCGATGGTAAGCACCTTAAAGATCTCATCACCTACTTTAAGAGCCTTACTAACACCGAAGAAGAAGCCTTTGCCTCGTGGAAAGTACTCTTGGAGAACTGGCATAAGCTCGATGATTTTCACCGTCGAAACACCGATTTAAAGTACATCAATAGCAACATCAATAAAATTATTCAAAATGCAAAAAAAGGTAATAACAGAAGTCCCCAATATAGCGATGCCTTTAAGCGAGAAATCCTTGAAGGATTTAGAAAGTAACATCCCAAGCGATCAGCTACCAGTGCTCAGTGGGCAGCGGGCAGCAGTGAGCACAGAACCCTCAAGAGCAATAAACATCGCACAGCTCAAAGAGAAATACATCACTCTCTACTCACCTCAAAACTGCCTTTCACACGTTGGTAAAATTCATAGTACCCTCGAAGCTGTCAATCGCAAAGCGCCTACTATTAGTAGCTTCAAGAGAGAATGTGGCGAAGATTTCCAATGCAGCCTTATAAAGGTATGGTTGGTATATCTCAACAACATATTAGGCATCTCTCGCCCAATGAGTGAAGACCAAATCCGCCTGTGTGCCACCCAAATCATTGACGATTTTGGCTACCTGCGTATGAGTGAACTCTCTTACCTCTTTAAGCGCATTATCAGTGGTGAGTTTGGCGAGTTTTACGAAAGCCTTACCATAGCCAAGGTGCTGACCTTCTTTCGTGAGTATGACAAAGAGCGTACTGAGGTGGTTGTAGAAGAGCGTGAACGAGAGCACGAAGCCTTCCGCTATAAGGAAAACAATACCGACACCCTGAAAGATATCTACAAGCGTCGCCTAAAAAAATTATATCCAGCCTAAGAGCACTACAAAGGGCTCGTATATAGATGTTTTGCTATATACGAGCCCTTTACTTATACCCCTTTAACAACTATTTGCATATTTACACACTTCTTCGTATCTTTGCCGCCTAAATACTTCTTTATCCTATGCAAACAAAACGACCTAACACCCAATACAAGCACAAGTGTATTCGTGATGACTACGCTCTTATGAGTAAAGACAACATTTATAAGCACGACTATATTGTCGGTAAACTATCGGCAAAGTACTACCTCAAACCCCGCACCATTGAGAACATCGTCTTTAACCGTGTGGGATAAAGTAGTTGTTTTCTCCCTTCTCATCTTGCACCTGTAACGATGCCTTTACCCCTTCGTAATACTTCATTGCGCTGGTGTCTTGCAGTTTGCACTCAAAGCTCACTTGATAGAGGTTGCCTGCACTACCCGTATCCACAGGGGCAAAGGCAGTACGGCGCATACTGCTGTAATTCTCTCCCGTAGTGCCGTGAAAGATGCCAAATAAGGTGTCCAAACTCTTCGTAAAGTCCAAAGCTCCCTCCTCGTTGTAAGCTCCGTGAAAAGTATCTAAAAACGTCTCGTAAAAGAGGTAAAAGTCCACTTGTAGGTCTACTATCTGTGCCAGCTCGCCCGCATCTTGGGTGCTATTGCTACGAAAAGCAATGAAAACCGCAGGGGTTGGCAGTGGGTGCTCATCTTCTAAAAAGCCCACTTGATTGTGCCACAAGTCTATCCAGCGTATCTCAGGCATCTTCTCGGTGATGCGCTCCGCCAATTCTCTGTAAAGGTTCTGCCAATTCTCCATAGTTATTCAAAGTTTAAATTTCGTTCTGCCCTTCTAATCTCTTCAAGGATAATGCCCTCGAGCTTCTTATCCAGCGTGTAGCTCTGCCCGATGTATTGCCGCTTAGGTATATGGATCGTTAGGTGCTCTTTCTTAGTGAGTGCCATCCACTTATAGCGTTCCTGTTTTGTCTTCTTAAACATTGCCCAAAAGTACCGCCGCATACGCTCCGTTACCTTTACGGTAATGGTGCCACCCTCGTTGTGGATAGCTGCATAAGGCAAACCTTTGCCTGCTGTAATCATTACCTTCTCAAGGTCGGCACGGGCGATACGCAAGCTGTTTTTCAGAGCGTAGGATAGCGATAGCGTCTTATGAGGCAAAGCATCACGCCTACGCACCCAAGGGATAAAAGAAGCATCTGTAAAGCCCTGTTTTATGAATGACTGCATAAAAAAGTTACGTGCTGTCTCAGCGATACGCTTCGGTGTATCTTTCAGAGCCTCACGGGCTAAGGTTTCAAAATCGGGGGTGTTTTCCATACGCTTTAAAAACTTTTTAAAAATATTTTAAACAAAATGCTTGCAAGTTCAAAAATACTTCGTACCTTTGCAGCGGTTCAGTATTACACTGAACGCGGGAGGCGTGCGAAAGCACTCTTACCGCTCCCAGTAAAAAGCCTTGATAGTAATATCAGGGCTTTTTACGTCTTACTTTCTTAGTGTTTTTAGTTTGGCGATAACACTCTCTGCATTCTCCAAAAGCTCTTGACGTGTAAATGAAATAGCTTTGTCTCCATTTACAAAGTATACTTCTTTTAGCCATTCTCTATCCTTAAAACTCATTATTTTCCCTTTGAGGTGTTTGGCTATATCTTCTGCTCTCCATTCTTTAAATCCTGCAATATCATATACAATACTGTTTGCACCTTGCTTTCTTACGCTTTCTAAATTACTTTTGACAGCTGTATAAGATGATATTGCCTTTCTATCTGCTGTATAGTTATTAATTTCATACTCAGGGTTTTTAACACTTACTATATTGGCATCTATATGAGCTCTCACTTTTACAGATGTATCTAACTCATCAGCGATCACCATAGCAGTCTTTATATTGTCACTTAAGTCCTTTTCATCGGCAAAGGGGCTTACCTGTACGCTTGCGCCATTCTTAGCCTCATAAACAGTGGTGTAAGGTGCTGCGAGCTTACTGAGTTCAAAGGCTTTCTTAAAGTCAGGCGACTGCTTCGAAAGCGCAAAGTAAGGGTGTGGTTTGCCACCTTGGCTGCTGTCTTCCTTAAATACTTGCCCTGTGATGCCCACATTGCCTCTAAATTCTTTTGGCAGTTGCTTATCAGTAAGGGTGGGTGCGTTGCCCTCTGTTGCAGGCTCTGCGGTCTGCACTACGTAGCAACGGCAACGCCAGCCATTGGGTGGGTAGTAGGTTTTCCAAAAGTCGCTATCAAGAGGGGCGATGTAGCCTTCTAAAAGGCGGTGCTCATCGCGTACTCTGTTGTCGCCTTGGGTTTTGTACTTGAGGTTAGGGTATAGGTCTTTGCTGCGCTCAAACTCTTGCCAAGCAGCTGCGTGATAGCCTGCTTGCTTGGCAGTTTGCCACTCAGCTTGTAGGTAGTTTTTGTTGTACTTAGGGTTGAGCTTCTGCACTTCTTGCCAAAAGCTCTGCCAATTTTTACCCTTCTCAGAGGCGAGTATACGGTTGATGTCCTCAGCCATTACGAAGTTCTTCGCCCCGCTGAATTTAAAGAGGTTGCGCTGCATTTGTAGCACTTCAGGGGCAATGGTGCCCGTCTCTTTGTTTACGCGCATATTCTCAGTGCCAAAGCCGCTGGCAAGCCCTCCGTTGAGTTCTTTGTAGGTTTTGCGTATGTACGCATTGGAGAGCTGCCCACGCTGCACTTTGCCCTCGTAATGGTCGCGGGCGATTTGCTCCATTACTTTAAGCCAAGAAGCCATATCAAACTCAGCTTCGAGCTTTGAGCTTTCAGCTTTCAGGTGGGTGTGGCAATCACAAGCAAGCCCATCGTAAAGGGTTTGAAGGCGTTCTAAGGTTTTTCTCAGTTGCCACGCTGCATTTTTATTGCCAGCTTTGAGCTTCGAGCTTTCAACTTTTAGGTTCGTCAGGGCTTTTTTTTTTCGTTCCCAATCGCTGTAAGCGTTGGCGTGGTATCTTTGATGCCTACGATTTTAAGCCCTGTGATTGCCTCCACCTGCTCGGGGTCGAAGTCGTAATGTGCGCCGAGGGTTTGGACGATGTTGCAGAGCTTCTCGGTGGTCATTGGCTCTTCATCGTCCCATTCAAAGCGCAAGGAGGCGAGTGGGGCGTAGAGAGGTGAGAGCTTTACCAATAGCGGAATGAGGCAGGTGTTGATGTAGTGCTTTACCAGTATCTTGTCCGACTCAAAGCGGAAAGAGGCAAGCTCAAACTGCACTTCTACTGAGCCTACAAAGCCCTTCTCGTCCGTTAAACCTGTACCGCCTAAGAAGCGTTTGGAAATCTCGTTGTCGGCACGTTTGATAAGGCTGTCGAATACGCCCTCGCCGTTGTTGCCGCCTGTGAGGTTAGGTATCTCAAACTTATCAGCACCTACGCCTATCATAAAGGGGCTGGCTTTAAAGTTCTCGGCGGCTTCACGCAGCTGGTCTATATGTGTTTGATCGTCGCGGTCAGTGGTGATAAACAGAGGTGGAACACCGTACTTCTCAATGTAGTCTAACCACGAGCCTAAGCCGAGCTTTTTGGCAAGGACGATAGGAGCGACGAGGGTGTAGAGCCCAAGGTCGTTGTAGTCTTTGCCTATTTGGATGTAATAGTTGCTGAGTTTGCCGTCTTTGTACGAGGTGCCTGTGGTGTCGCCTACCTCTTTGAGGATGATACCTTTCAGGGCGTTGAAGTGTCCTTGGGGTATTTCGGTAACTTCGGTAAGGCGTCCTTCTCCGTCGGTTTTGATGAGCTCCAAGAGGGTAGTGCCTTGAAATTTGCTCATCAGCACGTACTTTACAAAATCCTGAAACCACACGGTCTCGAAGAGCTTTTTAGCCTCATCGTCGCGCTCGCCGTGCTCGTTTACCACTCTGAAGGGCGACTGCTGGGTTTTGGCAATACGGCTTTCGACCACCGAGCCGAGGTGGTTGTCTTGTTCTAAGTTGTCGTAAAGCTCACGCAGCCGTGCCTTGTCAGGGTTCTCGGGGTCAGTGGCGAGCATTACAGCACTCTTCCAACTCTGTAAGGTCTGCACGCGGAGCATCTTAGCCCTATACTGAAGCGTAGTACTGGGGGCACTGCTGCGCGGAGAAGTGCCCAAGGCTGTTTTTAAGGCTAAGTACGAGGCATTACGCAGTACAAAGCCTTCTATCTTTTGGTATGCTTTGCTAAATATATTCATCTCTATATGTAAAAATCTTCGTTTCTGAGGTTGCCGAAAATGCTGTCGGCTTTCTTGTTGTTAGGGTCGTCGGGCTTCTTAGGCAAGTCCTCTAAGATGATGATACCCTTAGAGAGCTTTTCAAGCTCTTTTTCTGCCCATTCTTTGTTCTTCTCGGTAAAGCTATTAGCGTTGTACTTGCGGTAGGCATTGCGCGAAAAGACGTCCGAGAGCACTAAGAAGGTGAGGATACGCCCCAACAGAGGGTTGTAGATAGGCTTATCTTTATCAAAAATAGCCTCCACGTTGTAAAAGCGTTTTAAAAGACTTTTAAAAATGGCGATATGCTCACTCTCACTTTCAGCAAGTGCCTGCTCAAAGTCTTTGCTACTCTCGTCTATGGCGCGCTCAAGGGCTTTCGATATTAACTGTTCTTTCTTAAGGTATTGCATAATAGTATATAATATTTAATTCGGTGTACTCGTAGTACTTCGGTGTGCTCGTAGCACCTACCAGCGGTTGATACCCTTGGGTTTGACGAATACCGCCTTAAAGGTTTTCTCGGGCATATAGGCTTCGAGGTCATTGGTTGCGATTTGGTGCGCATCAGGCCAGTCGTCGTTCACTTTATAATTGGGCTCTATCCCTTTGAGTTGCCCCGTGCCCGTTTGCATATCTACCGAGCCTTTGAGCTTTTCGTTGTAGTAGATACGCCCATTTTGGTAGTAAGGCTGTAAGCTCATTAGGCGGTCGAACTTCTTAGTCTTATCAAGAGTGCGCTTAAAGATGTTCAGGCGTACCCCTCGCTCGCGCTGTACTTCCTCTAATACACGTTGCACCTCATCATTCCAGAACTGCGCCTCGTACTGCCAATGCACCACCACCGAGGCAGGCAACCCCCTCTGAAAGTCGCACATCCACTCCACAGCAGCGCGCATCTTGCTTTGGCGGCAGAAGGTATTTATCACGTAAAAACGCCCTTCCTTTAAGCCTTCCACCACCACAGCATTGTAGTCGCTGGTCGTGTTGCCAGCGTAGGCAATATCCCAATGCCCGATGATGTACTCCATAGTGCGCAACTGCGGCAGCGGCACCCATTGGAACTGCTCATCTTTGAATACCACCCCCTCCACGTGCGGGGCATTGTTGTACTCAGCATTGCCCGCCAGCTCGCCAATGCCATTATCCCCATAGACCAAGTCGTAGAAGTAATCCGCGGGGTACTTCCCTGCCCACGTAGGAGCAAAAGTTACAGGGTCATAGGCATTCACCTGATGTACGCGCCAAGTAGGGTGCTTCTCCTGCAAAAGCGTCTGTATCATCACAGGAGCAAAGCGATTGTTAGCCTGAATAAAACGCCTGTACTTACCATCCATCGTAGGGATAACAGCCGTATCTATCCACGCAGCTATCTCAGCCTGACGCCGTGGGTTTTTATTGATTTCCCTATCCTCTAAGTCATCCGCTACGATGTGCGTAGGACGCTTGTTCTTTACGCGCAGCCCGCGGGTGTTCTGTCCCATACCCAATGCTTGAGCAATAAAGCCCCCTTTGGTGATGAAAAAACCATCTTCCCAACTGCCAAGCTGCTTCTGCTCGCCGAAGTCAGCGAGGATTTGAGCATTCACCTCAAACTCTGCCCGTATGTCCTCAAGAAGCTGCTCGGCACGCTCCTGTGAGTTGCCGATGATCACGAAGTACACAGGCTCACCCCGCAGCCATAGCCAAAAGGGAATAAAAATATCGTTCCACACCGATTTGGCAAGCGCACGCCCCCACTGACAGAAACCTTTAAAAGCAGGGTTCTTCCCCACCATTGCCGCCCATTGCAATTGAAAGTCAGCACAAGGAGCATCGGCATAGTGAGCAAAGTAACGTGCAACCATCTTAGCAGGGTCTTTGCGACACGCCTCGATGGCAGCCTTGCGCTCCTCAGGGGTCTCCCCAGCAAAGCGAGCCCCAGAAGAGCGCGCAAAGGCGAGCTTCTGAAGATAACGCTCCTGCTTTACTTTATCTATCTGTTTCATAACTTAGTAGCTATCTCGTGTAAGTGTGCCTCCTGAAAGTCAAGGGTCTGCATATAAAGCCCTTGGTCAAAGCTGCGTAAAGCATCAAAAACACTTTCCATCACCTCCATATACACCGTAAGAGTGATTTTCGTTTCCCTGTTCACATTCTCAATGCGCTTATTCCACTTCGCAATCGCATCGTCAATAGTCGCACTCTGACGGCGCAAATCGTACAGCTGCTTAGCAACCTCCGAGCTGTCATCCGCACTGTCCTTTTCCTGTTCAAGGGCTTTAATACGTTCAATAATTTCGATGCGCTCCTCAGTGAGCGAATCAGCCACCTGCTGCAAACGCTCGATGCGCTCCTTGCCCGCATTCGTCTTTGCGTCACGTATCCTCTTCCATTCCCCCTCCTTTATCCAGCGGTCTACCGTGCGCTTATTTACATTGAGCTGCACTGCAATCTCCTCAGAGCCCTTATGCTGCTCTATAAATAAGATGCGTGCCGCTTTCTTTTCTGTCTCTTTTGCCATATCTTAGCTCTTAGTTTATACTTATTTCTCTCCTCTGTTCCCTGACCACTAACTCACTATAAAATCAAGGTTAATAGCCCAAATACTAATACCCTCTTTACGATCGAGGATTTGCTTATCCTCCTCAGTGAAGGCAGTAGCAGGCTGCAATCCACAAGCCGTGTAATAGCTCAATATCTCCCTGTCAGTAGCAATCCCATCAGGCACCTGAAGGCTTTGCCCAGCACTGAGTTCATCAGTAAGACTTAGAGCGTTTGTCAGTGCTAAATCAAAAAGCCCCTCAAGGCTGCCTGTGTGTTGCAAGCAAGCATCTAATAGAGATTGATTATGTAATACTATTATCTGCATATCCTTTTATCTTTTTTCTCAGTTCGCTGTTCTCTGCTTTAAGTGAGGCAATCACCCGCTTTTGCACTGCAATCTCATCCTCTAAGAGCTGTATCTTTCGGTTGTACAGCTCTTCAAACTCTTTAAACTTCTTTTCATAGCGCACAGGCAAATCATCCAGCATATCCTTATACTGCTGTATCTGCCTGCCTCTGTTCTCTATGTCAATGGTTTGAGTTTCAGCACTGCGCTTTTTGCGCTCCACTATCCATCCGATAGCCGTACCAATAAAGCCCATCCCAAAGAGCGCTGTAAATATATCCACTGTGTTCATCTTAACTTATGGTATAATTGAATACACCACTGACCGCACCCCCACTTTGTGAAGCTAAGCCTTGGGTGTAGGTGATTTTAATTTGTTTTATCTGTTTTATTACAGCCTGAGCGATCTTCTCGGCAATGCGCTCAAGGCTTGCCTCGTAGTCCTCCTCTTCGGTTTGTTCTGCTTTGAAGGCTGACTTGATATCTTTTTTAAGTTCTTCTGTGTTGAGCATTTTATGTGTCTTTAAAAAGGTTCTATTCTATATCTCTTTGATGCTAAGCGGTAGTAATCAATCAGCGCCATTTTCTCATAATCATTCTCTTTGTAAAGCTCCTGTGGCACCTTCACAATAAAATCCACCCCTGTATCTGCATAAGCATCTCTGAGCTGCAAAAATAGCTTCCCCAAGTATTTAGGGCGCTGTTCTGCACGTGTGTATATATAAGTACGACTGTGCTTATTACCATCAGTGATGTAGATACGCTTCCGCTCAGGGTCGTATTTATCATTAAGCACTTTCTCAAGGTAACACACCTGTCCATTGTGGCTAAGCCTATAAAGTGCATCAGCACGCTCCGTAATAAAAGAGCCGTGTAAGCTCTCCAAAGGCTGCAACAAACTCCTCAGCCAAGCCACCATCTTGCGTTTGCGCAAAAAAGTAGGTAGCTGCCCTATACCCAACCTCTGAGCCGAATACTTTATAATCTTATCTATCATCATAACTCCGATTTAAGTATATACCTTACAGACGAGCGTACCTCCACAGGGTCATCCTCTCCCAAGTACACTGCAAAATACCCACTCTCAGGCACCTTTATAATATTGATACTCTCCCAGTCCCCATACGAACCTTTAACAGGGTCAATCCAACGCGTCTGCACCTCTTTAAGCGCTACATCCATCACTCCACGAGCACCCTGTATCTTATCCACCAACTTCTGCACCGAAAGCTCACCATCAAAAGGCAACTCCTTCATAAACTCCTCAATAGCATCCCTTACAGGCTTCTCCCCTGAGGTGATATCAGTACCATTCTTATCAAGCACCAAAGCATCGCGCACAATCTCAAGATGCAGTTTTAACTGGTCAGGCAAATAATTAATCACCGTCACAGGCACCCCAGCATCCTTAATCCGAGCCATATACGCACCAAACGATTTTTCAACATCACTACTCAGCTGTGAGAGCTTCCCATCCTTTTCCCCCGCTATCTTCACAATCAAGCGTGTAGCACCTTCACCCTCCGTTACAGCAGCGTATTTTACCACCTTCGAGGCAGCAATCTGCTCCTCACTCTTCCCCCTATTATCAAAAAGATCACTTTCTGCCAGCAAGTTAAACCCATATTGAAAAGCCAGCGCCTTCTCCCGATACCAGCGCGCTGTATGAGGCTTAAGCCTACTGAGCCGCTCATCTATATCCGCCTTGTGCAACTCAAACGACTTCTCAAGGCTCTGTATCACAAAAGCAATGATATACACCCACAAGCGCCACACAGCCACCTTCGAAGTGCTGTTAAGCTCCACAAGTGCCCCCTCATTCTCCTTAGCCTTATAAATCTCATTTTCTATTTCTTCTACACTCCGTGCCATAATATTCTTAAAACTTTGCCGCAAAGGTACTCCCACCACACCACCCCTTAAAATTCCCGTCCCAAATTAGGCAGTAAATCACACCCAAATTGAGTGTAAATCACTGCCCAATTTGGGACAGCTATTTGCTCACAATCCCCACTTGTCGCAACTTTGCACCGTCAAAAACAACAATCGTGAAAAACCTAATCGCACATATCAACGCCGATGCCTTAGAGCTCCGCATCACAGGGCGCATCTACTTCGGATGGACTGCCGACGACCTCCGCTATGAAATAGATGAAGCACTTCGCCAAGGCGTCAAAACCGCCACCGTCTACCTCAACACCGAAGGCGGCTCCGTTTACGACGCCTCCGAAATCGTCAATCAACTCCGCCGCCTTCAAAGCGTAAAGATAAAAGCGGGCGCACTGGTTGCCAGCGCAGGCACCTATATAATGGCACACTTCCCCGCTGAGGCTTACGCTTCCTCACAGTTTATGATCCACAAGCCCCTGACACAGTTCACAGGCAATATAGATCAGATGCAAGCCGATATGAAAGCCTTAGAGAACATCACCGCCCTCTACCGCACCACCTACGCCAAACGCTTTGGCAAAACCGAAGAAGAGATAAACACCCTTTGGAAGCAAGACTACTGGATGAGCGCACAAGAAGCCCTTACCCTCGGGCTTATCACCCAAATCGTAGATGGCTCTCCAGAGTACAACGACGAAACCCTTGCAATGATGCAAGCCTGCGGCTGCCCTAAAATACCAGCCCCCAAACAAGAAAATAACAAAAAAGTAAATATACAAAAAATGGATAGAGACAAACTAATCGCCTCACTCGGCTTGGCAAAAGACGCCACCGACGAGCAAATCACAGCACGCATTAATGCACTCAGAGAAAAAGAAGCTGATGAGCAAGCAGCCGCTAAAACACGTGCCGAAAAGCTCGTTCATCAAGCTATCTTACAGCGTAAGATCACCGCAGACCTCAAAGAGACTTATGTAGGCTTAGCCACTGCTGAGTACGACAAAACCAAAGACCTCTTTGACAAGATGCAAGGTGTAACCCCTGCCTCTGAAACCATCAACCACAAGCCTAATGCTTCGGCTGATGATCACAGGGGCTGGACTATCGAAGACTATATCGAAAAAGACCCTGAAGCCCTTGAGACTCTCATTGACAGCAACCCCGAAAGAGTTGCTGAGCTTAACAAACAGTATTTAAACAGTAAGTAAAATGCCCATAAAATCAGAAAATTTAGCAGTAAAGAATGAGCTGGCAGAAGCTGAGCTTATCAAGAATTTTAGGCACGAAAACACTTGGCTTGGTGCCGTAAAGAGTAAGAATGGATGGGTAGGATACAATGTTATCAAAATACCTGTTCAAGGTGCTGCACCTAAGGTATTGATAGATAATAAGACGTATCCTATCAGTAATAAGGTGCGTGAAGACGGTAGGGTAGTAGTTACGCTTCACAAGTATGAAACTACTAACACAGCTGTAACCACCGATGAGTTGTACGCGCTCCCTTATGAAAAAGTAAGTGATGTGCAGCAGCAACATCGTGAAACCCTTGAGGATGAAACCGCACAGCACGCTTTGCAGTCCATCGCTCCACAGAAAAACACTGCAAAAACACCCGTGCTTACTACCACAGGTGAAGCAGATGAAAATGGTAGAAAGCGGCTGACAGCCAAAGACCTTATCAACCTGAAAAAGCAGCTTGATAAGCTCAAAGTGCCTAAGGGAGGGCGTGTGTTGGTGCTCTGTGCTGATCACGTAGCAGACTTACTTTTGGAAGACCTCACTTTCAAAACCCGTTACCAAAACACAGCCACAGGGCAAATAGCCTCTAACTACTACGGGTTTGAGGTCTACGAAAGCACCTACGCACCTACCTACAACAGCGGTGAAAAAGAAGCCTTTGGGGTAGCAGCTCAAGGAAAGGAAGCCTCTATTGTCTTCCACAAGAACTATACCGTAAAGGGAACGGGTACTGTAACCCGCTATGCGAGGGATAAGAAAGATGACCCTGAAAATCGCCAACATACCATCGGCTTTGAGCTATACTTCGTTTGTGTAGCTATCAAAGACGAGGGGACGGCAGCCATCATCTCAGGCTAAAAGAGAGCACGAGCCGTGCAGGCAATGAACGTTTGCACGGCTTTTTAAAAATAATTTAAACAGTATTTGAAAATGGAAACATTCAGTATAGAAGAGCTCAAATTGAGAGCTCAAAAAGTAATGCAAGAGAATAAGCTCAAAGTGGTATATGCTACCGAAGATGGGCAGATATTCTTTGATGAAAACCGTGCTAACCTACACGCCTCAGGTAAAATGGAAGTTTACCCTTTCAGAAGAGAGGTAGCTGCTCAGAAAGAAACCTCAGAAGAGGGTGCTGCAACCCCAAACACTGAAAACAAAAATACATCGTGGTTTAAAACAAAAAAGTAAGCTATGGGATATTTAGAAGGATTTAGAGTAAAAAAAGCAGACGGCGGACTTGGTCGTACTGAGGATACTGCCGACAATGTGTTCTTACTGGTAGGGGCTATCCCCACCACAGGCACACAGCTGACCGCTGATAAAGCAGAGCTACTCATACAGCTCAAAGACGCCGAAGCACTTGGCATTACCGAGAGCTTCGATGCCAACAATCACACACTGGCTCATCACCACCTCTCCGAGGTATTCCGATTAGCCCCTGCGTGCCGCATCTACTTCTTACCCGTAGAAGCAGGTGTAAAACTCCAAGACAAAGCCGAGGTAATCCTAAAAACCCTACGAGGCAACTCCGATATCAAAGGCATTGCCGCCTTCGGCTTTGATAACGATCTGAGCACCATAGCCGCCGATGTAGACCAGTTGCAAACCGCCATCATCGATGCCGTAAAGAAAGACGGCATCCTCATTGACTTTCTCCTTCTGGAAGGCAAAGGCAAAGAAGGCTTAGCCATCAATAGCTTCCCCAACCTCAAAGAGAAAGCAGCCCCACAAGTCTCCGTAGTCATCGCCCAAGATAGCGCCATAGCAGCCCTATCTGAACACTACAAATACTACGCCGCCATCGGGGCAGCCCTCGGTATGCTCGCCGTACGCAACGTCAGCGAGAGCTTAGGCTCCGTGGACATCGAAACCAAGCCCGAAGACGCCAAAGGAGGCAACACCTACCCACTGACCGATACAGGGCGCAAACGCTTTATCTCAGCAAGCATCTCCACAGGCGTAAGCACCGATACCCTCAGCAACGAGCAACTCAAGCTGCTCAAAGATAGAGGCTATATCATCGCAGGAAGCTACCCCGACACCGCAGGTATCTACTTCTCAGCAGCCCCTACCTGCACCAGCAAAGCCTCCGATTACAGCTATATTCAGAACAACCGCGTATGGAACAAAGCAGTCCGCATATTGCGCCGTACCACCACACCACGCATACAAGCCAAACTGCCCAAAGACCCCACCACAGGCTACCTGAAGGACACCACTGTAACCGCCCTGCAAGAACTCGCTTCCAAAGCCATCGAAAAGCAAATGCTCACCACAGGCGAAATCGACGGCTTAAAGGTAAGCATCAGCCCCAAGCAAGTCGTCGATGAGGACAAGCCCCTCGTCGCCTCACTGCGCATCGTAATGCCCGACATCCTCTACATCATTGAAGGCAATGTAGGATTAACAAACAAGATATAACACTATGGCAAAGACAACAATTATAAACCAATTCGGAAAGCTCCAAGGCTGGAACAACATCACCCTCAACCTCTTAGGGCGCGATGTAGTAGGCATCACCGAGCTGAGCTACTCCGACACCACCAAGAAAGAAAACGTAATGGCAGCAGGCGCCTACCCCGTAGGTCGCTCCGAAAGCAACTACGAAGCAAAAGCCTCTATCACCCTTCTCAAAGAAGAAATAGACGCCATCCTCGCCTCACTGCCCAAAGGCAAACGCCTTCAAGACATAGAGCCCTTTGATATGATCGCCGCCTACGAAAAGAAAGACAGCACCATTCAAAAGGACGCTATCCGCAACGTCGAGTTCACAGGCAACGGCATAGATGTAAAGCAAGGCGACGGCTCCATAGCCGTAAAATGCGAGCTGATCATCTCCCACATCGACTGGAACATCTAAGTCATAGCAAGGTAGACAATAGTTTAAATAAGTAAGATGAAACCATACACACAAACAGAATTAGAGGACTTTAAAGCTAAATATCCACGTGTAGTGCGTGAAATTGAGGTATACCCTTCGGGCACTACCTTCGATAAGGACGGCACCCCAAGTGAGGAGCCTGCCTGCTTCTTAGTAAAAAAGCCCAGCAAAAGCCTACTAAGCCTTATCACCAGCAAAGAATACAAAGATGCTCCCGAGAAAATCAACGAAGCGGTGGTGAAAAACTGTGTCCTTGTAGGTGATACCGAGCTGATGGAAAATGACGCCTCCATTTATATGGGGCTGGTTACTGAGCTTAGCACGATGATTGAGACGGCAAAGGTAGCCTTAAAAAAAGTATAGAGGGGTCGCTGTTAGAACTCAATACCTACGACTTTCTCGAAGGCATTGACGCCCTTATCACAGCCTATACCGATAAAGACCCCGCCACTATGGAAGATGATGAGTATATCCACACTTTTCGAGCAATAGACTTCCGTCTCAAATGCGAGGAGCACCTCCATTATCGTGCCACCAAGCGTGCATTTGTTGAAACCCTTAACGAGTTCTTCTCTAAAACAAACCCTTAGATGAGCAGTTACACTACCACTTGGACTTTCTCCGCTACTGACAATGTCAGTAGCGTAATAGCCCGTGCACAGCAGAAGGTAGAGGAAGCTACTGAAAAGGTAAGCACTTTTAGAGAACGCCTTAGCCAGCTCTCTGCTATCAATTGGCAAGCAGCCTCACAGGGACTGAGTAGCTTCTTAGGGCTTTTCTCTCGTGGGGCACAAACGGGCGAACAGTACGAGGCGGCACTCTTAGATGTTTCGGCAATCACAGGCATTACAGGCGAAGGATTGGATAAACTCGGCAGTCGTGCACGCGACCTTGCCAAAGAGTTTGGCGGCAGTGCTACTGATAACCTCTCTACCTTTCAGACCATCCTCTCGCGTTTGGGTCCTCAGATAGGCGAAAGCGATGAGGCACTCTCTAAGATGGGAAAGTATGCCAACACGCTTGCTAAGACAATGGGCGGTGATGTAGTAGGTGCTACCGATGCGCTTACTACCTCAATGCTACAGTTCGGAGTAGACCTTACCAACCCTATTGAAGCTGCTGGGGCTATGGAGCGAATGATGAACGTAATGGCAGCAGGAGCCAAAGAAGGTGCTGCCGAAGTGCCTCAGATAGCCCAAGCTCTTGTAAATGCTGGGGGTGCTGCAAAGCTCTCTAATGTGAGTTTTGAAGAGACCAATGCCGCCCTTCAAGCCTTAGCCCAAAGTGGTAAATACGGGGCAGAAGCAGGGGTAGGATTGCGTAACGTGCTTATCAAGATGAATGCCCCCTCAGCACTTTCTAAAGAGGCTACCGAAATGCTCAAAGCCTATGGGGTAAATATGCAGAAGGTGTCCGACACTGCGCTGCCGTTTGCTGAGCGTCTTAGGGAGTTGCAAAAAGTAGGGAAGGATACCGATGTGCTGGCAGCTGTCTTTGGTGCTGAGAATATCCAAGCAGCACAAGGGCTTATTAATACCGCCGATGCACAGGCAGAACTCACCGCACAGATAACAGGTACCAATGTAGCAGTAGAGCAATCGCAGACAGTGATGGGTGGTTGGAGTGAGAAGATGAGCCGCGTACACGCGTGGCTTGAAGATGTGAAGATCGCTTGCTTTGGTGCCTTTAAGTACTTAGGTGTGATGGGTGATGCCTTAGGTGGCGCTGTTTCAGTGGCAGGCGACTTAGGGGCTGCGTGGTCAGGACTGGGTCCTATTATCACCTCTTTTGGCTCTTGGCTCAGCAAGACAGTTGTTGCCCAAAAGCTGATGGTGGTATGGACAAAGATTGCCACCGCAGCGCAATGGCTGTGGAATGTAGCTTTATCAGCAAACCCTATCGGTATTATCATTGTAGCCATAGGAGCACTTATCGCTGGTATTGCTTACCTTGCCTCAAAAGTTAGTGGCTGGGGGGAGGCTTGGAAACACACTTGGAACGGTGCAAAGCTACTGGTTCAAACGTGGGTAGAAGGGGTAAAACTCTACTGGAATACACTTGTCAATGGCTTAATGATTGGTATCAATAAGATTAAAGAGGGTTGGTACAACTTTAAGAATGCAATGGGTATCGGCGATAAAGCTGAGAACAACAAGATGCTGGCACAGATACACGCCGATACTGAAGCCCGTAAGCAAGCTATTGCTGACAGTGCTAAAAAGGCAGTAGAGACAGGTAAGAAAGCTGCTGAAGAGTTTAAAAAAGCAGGGCAGTCCCTCCATTGGAAAAGTGATGAGAAGAAAGAAGCAGTCGCTAAAAAACCTGCTTCCAGTGGTACGCTATCACCTGCCTCTGCTATTGGAGATAACACTAATGGCAAAGGGGCAGACCTCGCTACAAACAAAAGTGGTGATAAAAGCAGTGGCAAAGCTGATACACTCAGCATAGGTGGCGGCTCAGGGGGTGGGGGTAGTAAGACTATCAATGTGAATATACAGATGACGAACACCTTTACCATTGACAAGAACATAGGTAGCAAGGAGTCAGCTGCTAACCAAGTTATCGGACTTATCAATGACCGTATGCGCGATGCCGTAGTGACCCTCTAAGATATGAAAGACGTTCTACTAAAAGACAACGATTTAGAAATCATCGGTGGCGATTTTGTCATTGGTGAGAGTGAGCTGCAAGAGGTTGCTCTTTTGCTACAACTCTACCAAGGTAACCTCAAAAGTGACCCACTGGTAGGTATCAATGCTGTAGAGTGGGTACAGGCAAAGCACGACCCTGTGGCAATAGAGAAGCGTGTGAAAGTACAGTTAGAACGTGATGGCAAAGATTATGAACGCATCAAAAAGCAAATTAAAATAAGCAATGGACAACCGCTATAACATAGGACAACTCTTTCAGGCAGCCTTCGGCACCACCCCGCCTGTATACCTTACCGCACCCATCGGCAGCGATAAGCCTACCCCTATCACTTACAGCGGTCTGAAAGTAGCCGAAAGCAAAGAAGCCAAACGTCTCTCAAAGCTCGGCACCCCCATTGTCTTCCCCATCAAGTTCAAAGGCGGCAGCTATAAGTTCTATAACAGCAAAGGGCAAATCACCGAAAAACCCCTTGCTGACTTTTGGCTACCCCCTGCCACAATGGCAGACTTCTCCCGCTCAAAGATGCTCACACGTACCGATGTGATAGGTGGCAACGGCACCGTCAAAGAAATTTACGGCTTCGACGATTGGAGCATCCGCATCCGCACCCTCTGCATCACCGATGAGCTTACCGCTCGAGCCTACGAGCGTCGCCTCGTTGAGTGGAGTGAAGCCGTGCAGAGCATATCTGTAGAAGGCGAACTCTTTGGGTGGAAGAACATACACAATATAGTCATAGAAAGCATTGACATCCGCAGCCTTGAAGGTAGCCCCAACGTCATACCCATAGAACTAAACTGCATCAGCGACGAACCCTTTGAACTCATCTATAAGCTATGACCCTCGCTCTACAAACCGAAATTACCTTTTACCCCTTGAAAGGATTGCCCTTCAAAGTGCAAAAAATCTCTGTCATAGAGATAGAAAGCAGCTGGAAGATGCTCACCGACACAGCCACAGTCGTCCTACCCCGCAACGTAGGCGACTTTGATAAGCAAAAGGTGCGTGACATCTTTAAGGTAGGCGACAAGGTAAGTATTAAGATGGGCTATAACGGCACCCTTGTAGAAGAGTTCACAGGCTACATCACACAAGTATCCGCCGACTTCCCTATACGCCTCACCCTCGCCGATGAGATGTGGAAGCTAAGGCAGCTCCCTGTAAACTACGCCGCCTCAAGCGTAACTCTGAAAAAGTTCCTTACTGACATAGTAAAGAGCCTACCCATCAACACTGATGCCGATGTACCCCTTGGAGCTGTACGTTTTAGCAAAACCACCCTTGGGGCAGTGCTCGATAAGCTCCAAAAAGAATGGGCAATATACAGCTTTATTAGAGAAGGTAAATTAACAGTTGCCAAACCCTACTCAGAAGTAAGTAAACCAAATGAATATCACACCTTTGACTTAGAGCGCAACTGTACTGATAATAGCCTCAAATACCTATCGAAGGAAGAACGCACCGTAAAGATCGTTGGCACTGCCACTCACGGCAAAGGCAATAAGCTCAAAGCTGAGTATGGCGATGAGAACCCTGTAACAACCATCAATATGAGCTGGAACGTAAGCACACAAGAAGCACTCGACAAAGAAGTACGTCGCCTGTATGAACTCAGTAAACACGAAGGCTTTGAAGGCACCTTTACCACCTACGGTATCCCCAGCGTGCAGCACGGGCAAAAGGTAAAGATTGTATCCACCCTTTATCCCGACCGCCACGGCACCTATTATGTAGACCGCGTAAAGAAAACCCTCGAAGCCTCACAATACCGTCAAGAAATAGAAATAGGGGTGCGTGCTGCACAGGCTACTAACCCCTAATCACTGACCCCTAACCCCTAATAAATGAATATAGTAGACGAATTTACCTCTCTGATGGCAAAGAACATCAAGAGCCAAGTGCCCACCCAAGTGCAGTGGGCACGTATCAGCTCGGTCAATTGGGAAGAAAAAACTTGTGAGGCAACCGACTTAGACAGCGACCTGCCTTTCCTTGGTGTACTGCTCGGCATTGGCAGCCTCTACCTCAAGCCGAAGGTAGGAAGCCTTGCCCTACTCGGCATCATTGAAAATAGCGACACCAAGCCCTTCCTTTTGCACGCCGAGAGTATTGAAGCCTTTGAGGTAAACACCGAAAAAGCCAGCTTTACCATCGACGAGAAGCTACTGGTGAAAAACCAGCGTGAGAGCCTTACCACCCTCATCGCCGACCTTTTGGCAGCCATCAAGCGGATGCACTTTACCACCAATGTAGGTCCCACCATTAACCTGGTAAACCTTCAGGACTTCGTAAGCCTTGAAACCCGATTTAAAAACCTTTTAAAAGACGCTTAAAACAATGAACAAACTCAACCTAAAACACACAGGCGGCTTCCCCTTCGAAGCCAACACCCTCGACTATATGCAGGATGCTTACAGCCTCTTTAACACCCTTGGGGCTATGGCAGGCGAGCTGGTAATCCTCAAAGGCTGTGAGATCACAGGCAACAGCGTTGCCAGCGGCGTGGTCTACATCAAAGCCCTTGATGAGGTGTTGCCCTTCAAAGGCAGTACCCTTTCAGATAAAGTCATCGTAAGAGAAGACATCACCCCTCTACCCTTTGAGGACGGCACCAGCAAAGATGTAGAGCACACCCGATACGCCACCTTTGGTAACTCGCCTGATGGCTACCTTTGGGCAGACTTCAAGCGCATTGACCCCTTAACCGCCGTCATCGCTCGCATTGCCAAGTTAGAGTGGCGCGTTAAGCATAGCATTCCCATTGGCACCGTAGCCATCTGGGGTAAGCCTGCCGAGGCAATCCCTATCGGATGGATAGAGTATGAGCCAATGCGTGGCTATGTACCTGTAGGTTATCACCCTCGTGACTTTGATTTTGGCACACTTGATAAAACTTTGGGTGAAAGAAAACATACCCTGACTACTGGAGAGATGCCAAGCCACAACCACTCTGCTAACACTAATAATTACTATTATTCACAAGATGATAGTGGAACAGGAGGTTCTAACTGGGAAGTATCAGTAAACAACACAGGAGGTCCCAGAGGGAATTATCAAGGTGATGTAACAGCACCATTTACACAATCAGAAGGTGGTAACCAGCCCCACAACAATATCCAGCCCTCACGCGTAGTAAAATTTATTCAATTTGTGGGATTCGACGACTAACTCCTAATCACTAACCTCTAATGACCAAATAAAATGGCAACAGCAAAAGAAACACTCAAAGGTTGGTTCTCCAACTTCAAGAAACCCACCCAAAACCAATTTTGGGCGTGGATAGAAAGCTATTGGCACAAGGACGAAAAGATACCCATTGACAGTGTTGCA